GAGGAGCAGTTACTGGTTGTTGTCCGGCGATTTTACTCAGTGTATCACCTTTTTGTACAGTGTATGTTCCACCACCGGGTAAATTAATTTTTTGACCAATCTGTATTTTGTTGGGATCGGCTATGGTTCCGCGGTTGGCCGCATAGATGTCTTTCCAGGATCCAGCTTCATTCAGAGAGGAGTTACTAATAATGGCTGAAATCTTCATCGTTTTCCTGACAAGCGCAAAATGTCCTGTATTTCTTTATTTATGGATTCAGTGATTCGGTTTTGTTCCTCCAAGGGAACATTACTGGTTGCAACTTTGTCCCAGCTGCCTGTTTGCTTGTCATCCTTGGTACCGGGCATGGGTGTAGACGCTGTAGAAATTGCTTTTAAGGCTGGCTCTCTAATAGCTTTTAATGCTGCTGGCTCGTCATAGGGTTGATTGGACTGGGTGGCTTGTCTTTCCGCTGCGGCCAGTTTCATGGCTTCATCACGTGATAAGCCCATGCTTTGTTTTGCTTTTGTGTATGCCTGTGTATAATCTGTAGGTTCGCCGTAACCTTGTTTGGTTTGCGGTACAAATTTGTCGCCAGATTTAAATCCCTGCGAAAAGTCAGGCATTTGCACTAATTTTTCCCCAGTAGGTCCCTGTAATGGTTTTATTATATCTACAGTGGATGGAGTAACTGAAGGTTTAGCACCGCCGCCCTTGGGAACACCGGCCATGGCCACTGTGGTACTGGTAGCTGGTAGATTTGCTTTAGCCAAAGTCTGATCAATATACTGACCCACTGTGGGTGCTTTGGGATTTTTCTTATCTCGCCACTGAGTATTGATGGTACCATCTTTATTAATGGCACCTGGGCCTCCATAATATGCAGCAGCAACTTTAGCAGTGTCGCCCTGATATTTTTTATAGTAGTGTGCAATTAGCGCATTACCGGCTTCTTTGTTGTGTTTTGGATTTTTGATATCATAGTCTTGTGGTATCAATTTAAGCGACTTTATCCAGTCAAATGTCCCTGGCATGATTTGCATTGGGCCCATGGCTCCGGCATAATTGGGCCGATCGGTTTTTGCTTTGCCAGATCCGCTTTCCTGCCCGTAGATACCACGCTGTATGGCGGTTAATGGATCTTCTTTATCTTTTTCGGTTATCGCGAACTTTTTTTTTATGCCTTCGTTTTGTTGCCCGGGCCAGCTGTTAAAGTTTTTTTGAATACGACGTTCCATGTCTTGGGTATAACTATCAGACTCTGGCTCGGGTGCAGCCGAGGGTTGATCGTTACCGTGATCAAATTCTTTCTCTGCTGCGGCGGTACTGGGTTTGGCTGATTGCCGGGGACTAGTTTTAGCATCGGGTGTTGATACAACTGCAGTGTCATTGTCTCGAGTTGCAGCATTCCAAGCGGCACCGGCTAATTGCTTGCCTTGACGATAGGTGTTGCCTATAGCATTGCCAATAGTTGTGGGTATGCTGTTGTTAAATTTATCTGGATCAGTTAGTATATTATAACCCACGGCTGTTTTAATGGGATTTGTGGCTAATGCTTTTCCCACCTTGAAGGCTTTACCAGCAATTCCTGATCCTTTTTCCACTGCTGGTTCTGCCACCTTGGCTGCAGATTTAGCAACCATGCTACCACCGACTTTTTGCAACGCCTTGCCGATGCTACCCAGTGCGCCTTCATCAATTATTTCTTTGGCTTTCATTATTTTTTCTTGGCAAATTTATCTTTTACTGGACGACCACGCTCACCGGTTTCTTCTCGATCATAATCACGCTCATGCTTCACACCAGTTTTTGTAACTGTCTTTTTACCGTGTGCGGTTTTTCCTTCTCGGTCATCCATACGCTTTTTAGCATCGGCTACATTAGGAAAACCTTCTTGTACTGGATATTCTTTATCGCCAAGTTTGAAACTGTCTTTGCCAGCTTCTTTAGCTCGTTCTTTTTTGTAGTGCATCACGCCAGCACCTTCTTTTTTCATGCCCTGTTTACCTGCACGAAGTTTTGCAAAGTCACCTGCATCAATCTTGTCGGGTGGTGGACTCATCTTGGCAATTTTCTTTTGACCTGGTGACAACATATCTTCGTTTTTCTTTGGCTTATAAACGTCAACCGGGCCATGCTTACTACCTTTTTTAGGTAAATGCACTTCATCGGGTGGTGCTGGTAATTGGTTACCTTCATTCATTTTCTTGAAGCCCCGATACTTTTCGTTTAATTGCTTTTCAACTTGTGCTACTGCTTCAGCAACAGCACCTTTGCTTTTAGCTTTAGCAGCTTTTTTCATTGGTTCTTTGGTATCGCCGTCTTTGTCCATGTCAAGAAAGTCTGGCTTGTCTTTGCCTTCATACATACCAGCACATTCCTTCATGCCGTGTACTGGACACATTTTGCCCTTGGCCGATTCATTACACTTGCCAGTTCCTTCTTTAACTTTTTTACCTTCAGTTAAAATATTTTTTACTGAATCAAGATTGTTAAACTTTTTTAAGATATCATAGATGTTGTTTGACATTATTTTTTTCCTTTACGCATGTCGGTAATTTTATTCTGGTTTGACCCCACAGGACTCTTGGTGCCCTGAGGTATTTGATTTGTTGTCTGTGCCCGAGGTGTTTTTTCTGTGGCACGAGTTTTAACTAATTCGTCGTTGGACTTTAATGCAGACATTACTGGTGCGTGTTGTTCCAGTTCCTTGAGCATGCTGTCTCGACGCTTATCTCCCACTAGGTCCTGTGCGCCGGCTACGTCTTTAAGTTCACCGTCTAACAGTAATGCACCAGTATGATCTTTTCCGTATGCTTCAAATGCATCGTTATCATCTGCTTGTTGTTTACCATACACACAGACCCACTCGGGATTGATCCCTGCACGTTCACGGAGTAACTGAGCAATCTGTACCGGTGTGGTTGGGTAGTTGACTGCAGCTTCAAACTGCCAGCACTCGCATGCTCCTGAGCGTGGAAATTCTCGGTGTTCTTGTATGGGTAAACTTTTTGCTGCTGTAACACTAACTAGTTCATATGAGTCTAGAGCATTTTTAATACGCTCCATGACTTCACCCTTGGGGTTGATCTTGGCTAGCTTGATACGGAATTCGTAGGGTTGGTTTCGTGATGCAATGTATTCGTGTAGACTTTTCATAGGTGTTATCCTGTTTATAGATTATTTATGTGTTTTTATTCTTTTGTAGTATCTGATCCAGTAATGCGTTACGATCCAGTACAATGCCCTGGCCATCTACGGGCTTGCTGTCAGGACTGTCCTTGGTCATCTGATGGTCCAGTTTAGCCTTTTGTAACTGCAGGCTAACCATGCGTAGTTTCTTGTCCATCTTGGCTGTTTTGGCAGTTATAGCATGCCCCAGTAATGTACCAGCAGTCTGGAACACTACACCACCAAAACGTGGATCCATGTTCATACCCAAATCCATCAAGTCATTGAATTTTTCTGTTGCTAACTTGGCCAGTTCATCCATTTCAGTGTCACTGGCGTCAAGATCACGCACAGTGGGCAATGCTATGTCAATCTTGTCTATGGCATCGTTTACCTGAGCAATGATGTCCTGATTATTTTGTATGGTTTGGAATGCTTCGTTGGTTTCCGCGGTAGAATCAGCAGAAAATTCTGGTAGGTCGAATAAGTCCGAAAGTTTCTTGGTCATGCCGATATTTATCGGCTCTTGCCCTGGTGGAAGATATCATTTTCAGTAAGTACACGAAATCGAATCCCGTTTTGACTGCACCAGGCCTGGGCTGCTTGCCACTTGTACATGTTTAATACTGCTGCTGCCTGATCACGAGCACTACGCCCTGCTGCTTCCAGAGTGGTCTGAGTTGACGGTTTGATCTCAATCAGTTCGGCATTTTTTTCACCATTCTTATTCAAATACATGATCATAAAATCAGGCACATAGATTGTATTACGATTGGTAAAGGGATTCTTGTAGGGAATGTTTATTGATTCGCTGGCCCATTGGAGTATTGCTGGATTCTCATCACAAAATCTCATGAAGCTGTGTTCCCAACTACTACGAAACTTTGGGACTTTTTTGCCTACATATTTGTCGGCATTAACTATCTGATAGAATCCGTTAGCGTATTTGCCCATTATGGTAATATTGCTCTTTGAATATATTTGTTTAATACTGGTTGGCTGGAAGTACCCAGGTAACTGGTACCGATTCTTTCAAAGTTCAAAAACATGGCAGTGTATGCATCAAGTTCACCCGGTGGTAGTTTTGTAAACTCTTTCAAAGTTTCCATGGGATCAAGACCCTGTTTTACACTGGTGTATATCACTGCACTGGCCAAAGCTCGAGCACCATCTTTGTTGTCTGTGATTGTTTCAAAATATGCAATGATGGCACTATCTATATTACTACTGACTGTTGTGGGTACATTAAAAAAATTATTAAAATATTTTTTAACATCACGATCTTGCAGAGCATTTGTATTAACTCCACCAAGATTGGTTGGATATTCTGAACGTTGTAGATTGGTTGCCATTACTTGCCTTTCGCTATTCCCTGGTTACTGGGAACTCTGGGTAGTTTGGTCTTTAAACTAGTACCAGTAAATTGTTGAAAGTACTGTTCCTGTGTGCTTCTGTTTATGTCATTTAATTCAGCCGCAGTCTTACCACTGGATGTTCCAAATACTGACGAAGTAAAAATTTGACTATTTGATGTCATGATTATATTGTAGGTGTCTCTGGATAGTTACTATTAGGAGTCTGATATCCTGGTGGAGTCAATGCTCCATAATTATTGTTTGTAATAAATTTCTCTGCTTCGCTATTACTGACTTCTGTATTCTGTGGGATAATACTGGATGCATAAGGAGTTTGTCCTAGTATACCTGCACCTCCTACGATTCCAGTTAATCCATTATTAGTTCCAGTTTCAAATGTTTTTACAGCAGAGTTAATTAGATTATTTGAAGAATTCGTTCCTTGAGGCAATGCACTTACTTGACTGACACCTAGAGCACTAGTTGATGCAGGATTTTGTGTTTGCTTTTGTGTAACTTGCGCTTGACGTGCTTTTTGTAAGTAGCTGAGAACAGATCCAAAGAAATTGGGGTTAATTTGTGCGGCTGTACCTGTTACTACTCCGCCGGCGTTAACGTTAACCACTTGGTTCAAGGTTGCACCACTGGCTTGCCCTACTGAATTTAAATTTAAACCGGGTATGTTGGTTGTGGGCGATGTTAATGATGGTTTGCCAATTGCACTCAACGCCGTGGCTCCCACTGTTGCTAACCCGCCAAGATTAACAGATAGTCCGTTGCTGATAATACTACCAATGGCGCCACCCGATGCTCGAGGATTTGAACCAATTTCAGGAATAATTTTATTTGCAGTGGCCCCAGCGTACGGAACATAAAATCTGTCTCTAGGATCTTTCATATTCAGAATATCTGTTCCAGCCTTATACAACTCTTGTTTGGCCATGCCTTTTAAATCAACATTTTTATTTTTTTGATATCCCCTGAACAATTTAAATGCTGCTGAGCCAAATCCCTGTACAGTTCCGCTGCCACCATCAGCAATAACTTCATCCACTGTGGACAAAATACCACCTGGACCGAATATGCTATTTGTTCCACCGCCCGCTGATGTAAGTGGACTGGGTGACTTATCATAATGTAAATCTGCAAAACCTTTAACTGTGTTTGGTGTTACATAACCACTACCGTAAAGCACTGACTCGTAAGCAATGGTCATGGTATTTTCCAATGAACCATTTGTACTTGTGGCATGAGTGCCATGACTAAACGATGTAATTATGGGATTAATTAATACGTATAAACTAAATCTTTTTTTATGTAAACTATAAATTTGAATATTGTTTATGTATTGATTTGAATTCGAGAATGATCTAGGTGAATAACCAAAGTTTTTACTCACAGGTTGAGCTGGCACATATTTGGACGGGGCATAATAGCTAGGATTGGGTGCTCCGGTGCCTCCGGAAAATCCTGTATCACTATCTCGGTAGTAGTAATTGTAATAGTCGTACCAGAGTGTTCTTATTTTATTGGCTTGATCATCATGAAAAGTAATGTTTATTGGATCAAATTTGATTTTTGTTTGTACAATATTTGGACGATTATAATTATTTAAAGTTTTGTTATCTACAGTAAACTTGGGCAAGTCTGCACTTTTGACCAACATCCCGTGTTCTTTAAGACTGTTTGGGTCCTGAATTCTGCTCACTGCTGGATTCACATCAATGAATACGTGAAATAACCAGTCATATTTGGGACTAAGTGCATAGTTATTGTCAACAAACAATCGAGAGGCATGTTTCCAGTCTCTAATCTGGTCTCCAGTACCTAGCTGTTTTAAAAATCCGTCAAATAAATTCATTGTGGTATCACTTTTAGATATTTATGCCAAAAAAATACCCGGTAATTTACCGGGCACTTTTAAGTTAATGTGATTAACTATTAGGTTACACCAGTAATCAGTGTACCTAGAGTTCTTCCTACTGCAGTGCCAACACCAGTTCCGGTTGGTGTTTGAACAGCATTGTCGTATGTGATTGATAATGAAATCATTGCAGCTTCGCTAGTTCCATAGTTCATTTCACCATAGTTAACTGTGGTAATAAATGCACCGTATAATTCCCAGGTTTCTAGAACTGTTGCAGCATTAGCGCCGTTACCACCATCAAGCATTTCAAACTTGAGTACAAATTTATAATCGATACCCGAACTGGCACTTGACTGTTCTGCAAAATCGAATTGTTTCTGTACTTGCTCCCCGATAAGTTTTGATACGTTGCCACCTGCATCGTCACGTAAATTGACACTTACTGGCTCCCAAGTTGGCTTACCAACTAAGTTTACTTTACTGTTATAAACATCAATACTAAAAGGATTAAAGTTTAAATTTGGACGACTGATGTCTGACACTTGTTTTGTTAGTTCAACCTTGTCAGTGCTTATTCCAAAATTTTCAAATATCGCACGGAAGCGATATTTCATCTTAGGCATTAATAAGCCCTGTGCGCTGGCACTTTGGTTTGTAGCCAAAGGTACTGTAAATTTGTTTAGTGAGGCTATTGCCATTTATGTTCTCCTGTTATAGGTATTTATCAATTTTTTTAAAAAAATTCTAGGGGGTTTTACGCCCCTTACCTATATTAAATTCCTGCTGCGATGTCACCTGGATTCTTCAATCTAATTGGGATGTATATAAACTCAACGTCCTTCATAGGTTCGATAGCAATATCAACATACAGTTCGTTTCTTGCAATACGTGTTGGTGTGTTATTTGAATCGTCACAAACAACCAGGTAATCGTATACACCACGTTTTGCAACAAGATCATTGATAGCACCACTCACAATATTTGCAATTTGGTCCCGTGTAATCTTATCATTTGGTTCAAACAAGTACCCATTACCAACACTGGCAAGTATGGTGCGAATGTAATTCACCAAACGTGCTACATTGATGCGATCCAGGCTGCTTGCAGTTGGGTTGCGAGTTTTCTGACCCCAAACAACTAATCCCACACCAGGTAAGTTAGTGATAGGGTTAATCTTATTCTCGTACAGTGTATCTCTTAGTCCTGTACGAATACTGTTAAATTCAAATTCACCAGTTTGTGAATTAATATAACCAATATTGCTTGCATTATCAACTAATCCGCGACGTGTACCGGCTGGAGCAAACCACTGATATGCTACATTGTCATTGCGGATTAATGTGCGTAATGCCATGTGACTTGCAGGCACACAAATTTCATTGCCTTGTAAATCCGTTGCTAATCCAGCTGGATAGTACACACCCAAATACGGGTCTGCTGTGGCTAGACCGTCACCATTGGTGTTATTGCTCCAGTTTGCAATATCAACTGCAGTTGGTGCTAGACGCATTGGCGTATCACCTATAATAAATGCAGTATTTGCACGATCATTATTCAATGCAACCATCTCATCAATGACTTCTGGATATCCAGGTGCAGAAATTAAATTAAATGCATATTGTTCTTCACGAATTTCTGTATTGGAAATCAGTGCTGACTGCATTGCTGCAGTGACCATGCGACGTTGTGCTTGACGACCTGCATATGGGCTACCATCGTTTTTCAATCCACTGGCAGTTTGCCAGGTATTCTTGACGGTTGGTAAAGTACTATCTGCACCCGGAACCGTTGGTAAACTTGACACAGGATAGTCAATTGAATTAAACTTATTACTTACATAACGCTTAACATTGTATCCGCTTCTGCGTGTGTTAAACAATAAAATGCCACGTGGGTATAATCTATAGTCTGGTGCGTCTTGGTCAATGTAGTCACTGGACAATAAATCAGTAACAGCAGGTAAAGAGTCAGATATAATATCAGACGTACCATCTGTATCCCAACGAGCATCAGCAAATACGATACCGTTTTGGCTTACTTGGTCTGTCTTGTCAATTAATGTCCACTGACTACCGGAGTATCTATAGACAGCAGGATAGTTTTCTAAATCACCACTGTCAAGCCATAAATCTCCAGGAACTAGTGCAGTGACACCGTCACTTTGGTATGCGGGTTCACTGGCTGTCACAATAACGCCATCTGGGTCAGTATCGTATAAAACAAAACCACGAGCATCTGTATCAGTTGAACTATATTCCGTGCTCTTGTATCCTCTCCATCCACCAATTTCATTGATCATAATGTCAACGGTTGCAGGATCACTATAATACCATAATGTGCCATCTTCCGGAGCCTGGTAAGGTTCTGTAGTACTGTAGGAGAACGGGGATACTACTTCCCAATTACTTAAAACTAGGGTACTATCAAATTCTAGTACACCACTTGTATTGGCAGTAAACCCAGCATCCGATGATGGATTACCAGTACCATCAGTCAGGTGAATATCTCCACCGTAAATATGCGTAAATGTGATTACACTATTGCTTAACGTAACGTTTAATTCAGGAATATTTGTCGCTAACACATCGGCTACAAATTGTGCTGGAGTTCTGGCACCTGATCCCGACAATGTCACTGTATAATTTGTTATACTAGCTGATCCAATATTGGTCACGCCAATCACAAGAGTGTCAGCACCGGTAAATGGGCTTGTGGCTAATGTTGATCCGCTGACTATAGTTTGACCCGCAACACGACGGGCATACAATTTATAACCACTGGTACTATCATCAAGTGGGTCATAATCTGCCCAAACAGTACCTGCTGCAATACCATTACCGCCACCCGATGGATCTAACCCTGCTAATGCAGCGGCAGCATCAGCGTAGTGAGCAACCGCTAATGTGTTCCAAGTTGATGTTGATAAACTATATTTTTTAACTACTGTGTCTGCACCACTACCAGTGGCACCAATTTTCATAAACACGCTACCACTTGGGCGAGGAACAGTATCAGTGCTTCTCCAACTTGGTATTGCAGCAAAGTTACCATAGGTTAATGCTGGTCCTGCATATGTACCGGCTGCAATATTCAATTGAGCAGCATTTAATGGTGTACCACCACCGGTGGACGAAATAGCAATTTTTCCATCTGCAACGCTACCGTTACTCATCGCTGTACTGTCTGCATAAATTTCTAATTTGTAATTTACTGCGGCTGCAGTTACTCCGGTAATACTTGCAGTGTTAATAGCAGTAACAACCTGAGTTAAAGTTCGAGTAGTAGAAGTGCTACCAATGATTACTGCTTGAGTGTTAATAGTGATTGTTGCTGCAGTAGGACTTGCTGATTGTATCCAGGCAGCAGAATCACTGGTCAGTGCTGGCGATGGGGCACAAGTAATTGTGGCCCAGCTGGACTTCCATGCATCAGTACCAACACGAACCCAAGCATTACTGGAATTTTTATAAGAAATAAGTGCGCTGGTGTCGCTGGCATTACCGGGCAATACCACTGCATAATCGCCAATTTTGCCAACACTGGCTGCTGGAACATAATAAGACCCACCGGTATTGATGTCAGCCAAATCAGTTACAATCAATGGGGTTTTTAGTGTAAATGCACCCGAGCTTGCGTTCCACTCGTTAATGCCCCAGGTGCTTTCACCTAAGTCTAACCAATAAGTGCTGTTTGCTACCTGACCAGTTGGTCGAACGCTGGTTCCTTCCAGTGCTGCTAGGTCTATGTCTGCACGAATAGCGTAAATTCTGTTAACTTGTCCGAGTGCGCTGTACGCTGCCATTAGGCCATATTCATTACGCTCATCCCCATGTAACGGAGTACCTGCTGCACTTTGCTGGAAGCTGGGATAACCCATTGCAGTAATTAGCTCGCGCTGGCTGCTATATGCTAATAGCTTGCCTGCTCTTGTTGCTGTTGTGTCAGCCGCTGTGCCAGTGCCCGAAGGTGGGATTTTGTTCTGGGCCGTGGCCATAACAATAAGTGGTACTGTGCCCACTGCGCCTGGAACATATTGACTTTCGTCAGTTACGGTTATTTGTAAACCTGCAGATACTAGTGCCATGTTTTTATCCTTTAATAAAACAGTTTCGAGTATTTATAACAGGTTTAATAATTCCAGTGATTGACAGGTACCTTTGAAAGGTTTGGGTAATAAATACTATTATGACCAGACCCATTTGCACTTCCTGTAATGAAAATCCTGCTGCCGTTAACTATCTAGGAACGTCTAGGACACATTATCGAACAGAGTGTGCAGGGTGCATGCGGAAAAAACATAACCAGAAACCGATCCCGCCTAGTTGGGTAAAGTCTGGATACAAAAAGAAATCCAAGTGTGACAAATGTGGGTTTACTGCTAGTAATGTAAAAACGCAGATGCGTGTGTATTACGTGGACGGCAATCTTAAAAATAACGACTGGAATAATCTAAAAACAGTCTGTCTTAACTGTCAAGCAGCCATACAAGACGCCAAACTTGGGTGGAAGCCTAGTGATTTGGTAGCAGATTTTTAAGTTGATCATACAACTGCTCAACTGTTCCGTTGTTATCAACTACATAATTAAATGTTTGCCCGATCCAGGCCCATTCGGAATGATGAACATTTGGGTATTTTTGAGGCATAAGCTGATGGGCATCTTCCAGTAGCCACTGTCTATCTTCCGGGGTAGTGTTTTCTGTCAATGCACAGTTGTACCATTCGGGCAACTCTCCACGCTGTACCCAGACACATATACCGCCTGCTCGACGTATTGCCGTTATTTCATTAGGAAATCGTACATCACTAATAACAATATCGTCCACTGTTTTGCGTAGTCTATTTTCCATGCTTGCAATCCAGATATCATCGTGGAATCCTTGTCTACATACTTCCGTTCCCCATAGTTGTAGCATATACCTTGGAGTAAGGCGCGGCATATCTAGACGTTTGGCCCACCAAGGGTCCACTTGTTCACGCCACTCACGGGCTTCGGGAGTAAGTCCTTCCAGTAGTTCGCGATCCCATCCAAATATCTGAGATACTGCATCTTTGAGTGCGCCAGCAAAACTGTCACGTCGAAATCCGTTGTGTGCCACAAGATAGTTTGCTGCGGTGTCTTTGCCCGATCCAATAAAGCCTGTGATTCCTATGATCATAAAAAATGCCCCCCAAGGAGCATTCTAATGTACCAATCAACCAAAGTCAAACGCCGTATTTGTTTTTTTTCTGCTTGGCAACAGGACTGCTTTTATTGTTACTGTCGGGCTCCATGCTTTTTAAGTTACCTTTGTTTAGATCTTTATGGTCTGCACCCACACTCTTATACCCTCGCTTGAGCATTTCTGCTTCTATGGGTGTATAAGGATGTGCTGTGTGTTTTTTACCGTAGAAAGTTTTTTGATCCACATGTGGGTCATTTTCACCGTCACTCATGGCTAGATAAAGACCCAGACGATAATGAGTATAATCACTGTTGGCCTTCTCACCATCGCTAAATGTATGCAGTCCAGTACTGGCTTGCTTGTACCTGCTAGGAACTTTGCCTGCTTTGAGATTGCGTTCTACAATAATATCTTTAATCTTCATTATCCAATTACCCAGGTTAACGGCATTGACCCATCCACATAGTTCTTTAACTGTTGCTCAAGCTCTAGCATCTGGGTCGCTGCTTCAGCCTTGAGGCTTGCTCCATTGAGCTGTGTACCGCCCGACGGGCCAGCAATACTGGCAAACTTTTCACGAGCTTCGCCTAGTATGCTTTTGGCAAATGCATAGGCATAATCTTGTATCCAGGGATATGCCTGATAATCATTGAACAACATACTGTCAGGTTTATAATTATAGATATGCAACATGCAATCTTCCAGCTGACTTTCGTCAATGTTGGTTCCTGCATAAGGAATTTTACGGATTATGGTTAGTTTTTTACTTGTTTTATTAAAATGAAAGTTTAAATATCCACCAAACATTTTCATTGAAAGTTTTTGGTAGTCCACAAACAATTCATAACTTAACAACCCACCAACACGACCTGCTACTAGCATATAGGTATTTAGATATCCTGAGCTAAACGGTTCAAATTGACTTGCTGTTGTGCCAGTAACTGAGCCAATACCACGGCGATATGCAGCTCTAACTTCCATTACTGTATTGGGCAATATGTATTCTTGTGTTTCGGGTTTGAGTGTCAAGAAAGCATAACTTTCTTCCTGACTGTTACTAGCCATCTGTCTATATCGTTGTAATGCCTGTTTAATAGCAAGATCGTAGTGTTCAAGATCGAGCTCAACGTCAACAATACCATCAGCTAAACGCAAACGAATATAGTCAGTTATGTCGTTACGATGAGAATCATCTGTGTCAAGAGCGGGCGCGGTGGTTGTGCCCAATGATTCATTAGGGTCATATTCTATATGCCCCGAACCAGTACCAGTGGTACGGTTATATAAACTGTCTGTTACAATTACGCCATTAGCGTAAAAGTTAGTGGTATCTGCTGTGGCCATTATGGTGTCCTAGTATTGTATTTATTAGGACACCAATCAGTTAACCTATTCGAAGCAGCACAGTATCTTCGTTCATACGCCCGTTCCCTGAAACTTCAGTGGCTTTGATATCCTCTAGAAACTTACGTAGCTGTACTTTACTGGCTTTTGCGAACTCTTTGAGCTTTTCGTCGGGCTTACGCAGTGTTTTGCCCACGGATTTGGCTAGGTCAAACCCTGTTAAACTGGTGCCTTTGATGCCCAACGGTCCAGTTAGACTGTCGGCAACGTACTTGTAGAGTTTGCGAGTCTTGGCGTTGTAACACCAGAACTCTTGCGCTCCGATAATATCCACAGGATTAACAGATACCAACTTGAGTGTTTTTTCTTCCCGCATATACTTGAGTTTGCCAACAACCTTTTCCTTGTTAGGCGCACGTTTGACTCGGGCTTTCTTGGTTGCTTTCTTGACCCCACGATATTGCTCCAAGGCATCATGCATAGCATCCAGGAATGCATGATGCCGTTTATAGTCAGCTGCTTTGTAATGCTTGTATGCCTCTGCTAGATCGTCATCAAGTTTGCCCTGTGCTGTGGTTAGCTCAGATTTGTGGGCTTCAAACAATTCTACAAATTTGTTAATTTGACTCTGTGGTACTGTATTAGCAGTTAAGTAATCAAACGCCCTGGGATCAATAGTGCCGCCCAGTACAACTTCGTCGTACAAGCCTTCAAAGTATGCTAGATG